CAGATGTTTGACTTTGTCGACATCAATGGCGGCACGATTGACGGTGCGACTGTAGGAGCTGCTTCAGCTTCTACCGGTGCGTTCACTTCCCTGACCGCATCCGGTGCGACCACTTTGAACGGCGCAGTGGCCCTGGGCGACGCCTCTGGTGACTTGATCACTGTGCCTGGCACTGTGAACAGCAACTTGCTGTTTACCGACGCAACGTATGATATTGGCGCTTCTGGCGCGACGCGTCCCCGCGATCTGTTCTTGTCTCGCAACTTGACGGTTGGCGGCACGCTGACGCTTGCTGGTGGTGTGAACTTGAACGGCAACGTGACCGTGGGCGACAGCTCTGCTGACACGCTGACCATCAACAGCACGATCACCAGCAACCTGATCTTCACGGACAACACCTACGACATTGGTGCAAGCGGTGCGACACGTCCGCGCAACTTGTTCCTGGCTGGTAACGCGACTGTTGGCGGCAGCCAGACGCTGACCGGCGCGTTGACCGTGGACAGCACGACTGACTCCAGCAGCACGACCACCGGCTCAATCCAAACGGACGGCGGTGTGGGTATTGCCAAGGCCTTGTTTGTGGGTACCACTGCAAACATTGCAGGCGCTGTAACCCTCTCAGGAGGCACAGCCAACGGAGTAACCTATCTCAATGGTTCAAAGGTTCTGACAAGCGGTTCTGCGCTTATTTGGACTGGTGGCACAGCGCAATTAGGCTTTCAAAACGCCGCCGCAAATGGTTATGCTTATATCTCAAACGTCGGTGCTGGAACTAACACTGACTTAGCGTTCTACATGGGCGCGAGTGAAGGTATGCGCCTCAACTCAACAGGGTTGGGTATTGGCTGGGCAAGTCCTGCGGCCAAACTTGATGTTAGAGCCTCAAATATAGCAATAGGTGTTACTGCCCTAGCATCTGCTCAAGGTCAAGCGTTTGTAGGAACAACTGACGGTTGGGGGCAAAACATTGGCGGCACTCTGGCATTAGGTGGCGCACAAAACTCAGGCACTCTAACGCAAACTTTTGCTTCTATTTCTGGAAGACGAGAATCATCGTTAGGTTATATTTACACAGGCTACCTGCAACTTGCCGTAAGTGACGGCGCAAACATGGTCGAGCGTTTGCGCATTATAAGTTCAGGCAGTGTAGGTATTGGTACAAGCACTCCTGCTGGCGCTCTTACGCTTGGAGGCTCTGCCGCTATCCAACAGTATTTTATAAGCACTTCAGCAACTTCAGTAGATAACCAAATTATTTCTTTGTGCAACAACGCCTCGTCGTACAGCAGTCAGTCATTTGACGCGCTTGACTTTAAATTTAATACCTCTGGCACGGAGCGGTTTCGCATTGCATCAAGTGGCAATGTGGGTATTGGGTCAAATAACCCGGACTTTAAATTACGGGTACAAAATGACTCAACTTCTGCAAGAAACGGTATTCTTGTTATAAACACAAATGGTTCTGGCGTTGCTTCTGGCGTAATATTCCAAGGTTACGACTGGGTTCGTTCAGCAATCTGGCACGACAGGTCAACTGGTCATCCATTGCAATTTGCAACCAACCCAGACACAGCGGACTTGAATGTTACTGGATTGGTAGTGCGGGCTACATTTACCAACGCTGGTAACTTTTTAATTAACTCTCAAACTCAACCTTCTGGAACATCGCCAGATAGACTTATACAAATCACGGCGGGTACTCCAGCAGTAGGGGCGGCCAACAGTAATGGCGTCACTACTTTTCTGCGTTCTATTGCAGATAACACGGCTACTACAATTTTGACTGTTGCAGATTCAACCAAATGGGCTGGAACAATTTTAATTTCGTATGTTCGGGATGCTGACCAAAATCGCTCTGGTATGAAGATGGTTCGTTTTGCGTACAACCAAACTTTTACAACTCTGCTTGACAGTTCACAAAACTCTGGATGTACTTTCTCTATAAGTGGCAACAGCATCCAAGTGACAATTGGTGGTGCGGGTACTTATCTTTGCCAGATAGAAATCTTTGGCGGTGCGGGGGCATAACAGTTTAAAAAATTTAGGAATATAAAATGAACTACACATGGAACATCATTCAAATGGACTGCTACCCTCAAGCCGAGGGTGAGGTCAATGTTGTCTGGAACGCATTATGGAAACTGTCTGCGACAGACGGGATTACAGTTTGCTTCATCACTGGCAACCAGCCACTGACCTACGTTGCTGGAACCCCCTACACGCCGTATGCCCAACTGACGCAAGAGCAAGTAATTGGCTGGGTTCAAACGGCAATGGGAGCAAGTGCAATTGCGGCAAATGAAAAAATTGTGAACGACCTCGTGGTAGAGACAGTCGTTCCATCAACTTATCAACCACCATTACCTTGGAGCGCTTAATCATGTCAGCAACTATCATTTGGGTCATCGAATGGATGCAAACCACGCCAACAACCTCAACACCCCCTGAGGCTGTCATTACCGCAGGTTGGCGCTGTAACGGCGTGCAAGACGCCTACACAGCAACAAACTACGGTTCATCATCGTTCCCAGCTCCAGAAGGCACTTTTACCCCTTACGCCGACTTAACTCAAGCACAGGTCTTGGGCTGGGTGTGGGCCAACGGTGTTGACCAAACGGCAACTGAAGCAAGAGTGCAAGGCGAAATTGACGCACAAATCAATCCACCAGTGATTCAACCACCTTTGCCTTGGGTAACACCTGCGGCATAATGTTTACGGGGTTATCGCTGCTGCCCCTTTTTCAGCGGCGCTTTGGAGTTAAAAATGAACGACCAAAAAGTTGAAGTATCCCTGTCCTTGATGAACGGCATCTTGCAATACCTGGGCACCAAGCCCTTTCAAGAGGTATTTCAGATCGTTAATGCTATTCACGACCAAGTGACACCGCAAATCAAGGTTCCCGATGAAGCTGCAAAGCCCGTCACGGACGCTGCCTGACGGCGGCATCGAGCCCGCACACGCCGTGGAAGTACTCTGCGGCGCGTGTGGCTACGACCTGGATCAGTCCGAAATCGACGCAGACACCTGCGCCGATTGCGGGCAACCACTGAACTTGCAACAGTCAGTGGCGATCGAGATCACGACGGTCCCTGCCGCATCGGGAGCAACTATGTGAAGTAGCGGACATGGACAAGCTAACACCTGACAGCACGGTAGACAAAGTACTTGCCTACGTCAACAGTCCTTTCCGCTTGTTTGCGCTTGTCCTAATGGCTGTGCTGGCCTTTGCAGGGTACTTCCTATGGACAAACCAAGAGTTTTTGCTTGGTGCGTACAAGGAGGCACAAAAGCAGCCTAGCATTGCCAAAGACCGTGTTGAAGACGCAGCAGCGCATTTGTTCAAAAACACCAACGCCACGATTGTGGCGGTGTTTAAAGTTAACCCCATGTTTGGAACACGCACCTTGCATCGTGCTTATGCCAAAGATGGCAGAGACAAGACCAATGATGGGCTGGACGTTGGCTTGTTTACACAAAATGCAAGCAACAACGCGGATGTCGTCAGGTTGATGGCAAACGAAATTCCTTGCGGCCCGTACTTGACAGCGCAATCCGAGATGGGCCTGTGGTACATCAGTAAGGGTGTAACTTTTACCTGTAGAGTCAGCGTGCCGCCAGAGCCAAGCCGTTTTGTCGGACAGATTACTGTGGGCTGGGACAAGGAGCCCCCAGACATGGAAGCGGCTCGAACGATGCTCAGTATTGCAGCGTCCATGCTATCAAGGAGCAAAGAGTAATGGCACAGTTTGAACCAGCATTTGAGTTAATGATGCGTGATGAGGGCGGCTACGTCCTTCATGAAATTCCTGGCGACACGGGAGGCATGACTTACGCAGGTATTGCCCGTAACAAGAATCCACAGTGGCCTGGTTGGGCACTTGTGGACAAGAAAGAATTCGGTGGCTCTTTGACCCCCATGGTGCGTGAGTTTTACCGCATTGAGTTCTGGGACAAAATGCGCGGCAACGAAATCACCAACCAAGAAGTTGCAAATTCTATTTTTAATTTCGGCGTCAATGCAGGCATGGGTATGGCCGTAAAGCTGGCTCAGTTGGTCGTTGGAGCCACACCTGACGGTGGTATTGGGGCCAAAACGGTCGAAAAACTCAACCAGATCACGGATGGACAGCGTTTTAAGGAATCCTACGCTTTGGCAAAGATTGCCCGGTACGTTGAGATTTGCAACAAAAATCCCGTGCAGGTTAAGTTCCTCAAGGGCTGGATCAACCGCACTTTGAAAGGCCTGGCATGAGCTTACTGGCTGTTGGATCAATTATTGAGGCCGTGGGCAAAGTCGCAGGAGACTTGATTACCACGGACAAAGAGCGCCTGGAAATGGCGCTTGAAGAGCGCAAACTTGACCTTGAAGAAAAGCGCATTGACCAGGCTACCGATCTGGCCCAGATTGATGTCAATAAAATCGAAGCCGCGTCCTCTAGCGTGTTTGTCAGCGGCTGGCGTCCCGCCATCGGCTGGATTGGTGTAGCAGCCATGGGTTACCAGTTCTTGCTCTATCCGCTGTTTCAGTGGTGCTGGAAATATTTGCAGGCAATGGGCTGGGTCCCTGTGGGCATGGACCCTCCTCCTGTACTTGAAGCAGACCAGCTCTGGGTGATACTATCTGGAATACTCGGTATTGCGGGAATGAGGTCGTTTGAAAAGACCAAAGGCGTTGCCTCTAAGTAATACTTTTAAACAAGGACCATCATGCCGAAAAGCGCTTCCCCAGTTAAAGTAGTCAAGGCCGCCGGTGGTGGTTTGTACGCAAATATCGCTGCAAAGAAAAAGCGCATAGCCTCTGGCTCTGGCGAAAGCATGCGCAGCCCCGGCTCCAAAGGCGCGCCTAAAAAATCTGATTTTGCCAAGGCTGCCAAGACCGTTTCTTTTAAAGAGGGCGGTGAGGCAAAGTCCAAGGTCAACGCTGCGGGCAACTACACCAAACCGGAGCTGCGTAAGCGTATTTTCAATGCTGTAAAAGCCGAAGCCACCGCTGGCACTGGCGCGGGCCAGTGGTCCGCGAGAAAAGCCCAGTTGGTAGCCAAGAAGTACAAGGCCGCTGGCGGGGGGTACAGAGATTGAAAGCCCCTCAAAAATCCCTGAAAGACTGGGGCGACCAGAAGTGGCGCACTAAGTCCGGTAAGCCTTCAAGCAAGACAGGCGAACGCTATCTCCCTGAGGCTGCAATCAAATCCTTGACCTCGGCCGAGTACGCCGCTACGACAAAAGCAAAGCGCGAGGGTAAAAAGGCCGGGAAACAGTTTGTGGCGCAGCCCAAGAAAATCGCCAAGAAAACAGCAGGGTACAGATAAATCATGGCACTTCTTAGACTGTTCCTTAAGCCCGGCATTGACAAGCAGAATACCGAATCCGGTGCTGAAGGCGGCTGGGTGGACGGTGACTACATCCGCTTTCGCTACGGCCTGCCAGAGAAGATGGGCGGGTGGACAGAGTTCGGCAACACCCTGGTCAACTTTGTTGGCTCGGCCAGCGAGATATTTACTTGGAATGGGCTTGACGGCGTACCCTACGCGGCCCTCGGAACAAACCGCAAGGTCTATGCTTTCTATGGTGGCGCGTGGGCCGACATCACCCCAATTCGGGCCACTGGGGCATGTACCTTCACCACCACCAATGGCAGTACCACAGTGGTTGTAAACGACGCGGCCCACGGGGCAGTTGAAGGCGACTTTGTTACCTTTAGCGCTGTCTCGGGCAACCCAGGGGGTATTACCAATGCCAGCCTTACAAACGAGTTTGAGATTCAAGAGGTATTGACCAGTGGCACATACACTATCGTCTCCCCAACCTCGGCGACCTCCACGGTAGCGACGGCCGGTGCGGCCACAGCGGCCTATCAGATCAACGTCGGAAGTGACATCAGCTTTGTAGACTTCGGTTGGGGCACAGGTACTTGGGGCTTGAGCACGTGGGGCACGCCACGGCCGGCATCTTCAGGCTTGTCCTTGCTCGCCAGGGTCTGGCAGTTTGACAACTTTGGTGAGAATTTAATTTTGCAGCTGGCAGATGGCGGCATTTACGAATGGGCTCCAAGCTCGGGTATCGGAACGCGGGCCACGGCCATCTCAGGCGCGCCCACCAAATCAAAGTATGCGCTGGTGTCTACGCCAGACAGACACCTGGTGTGCTTTGGCACGGAGTCCACGCTGGGTGATCCAACGAGCCAGGACCCGATGTTTGTGCGCTTTTCTGACCAAGAGGACATCAACGACTTTGTCGCTACTGCAACCA